CTGAACCATCGTGAAATAAAGGAACTGTAAACGGGCCATTTATTCCTGTGTCTGAATAAACCTCACCAAATAGAGGATATGAACTTGTTGAGTAATGATTGTCCACAAAACTTCTTGCGCCAGCACCCAAAACAACGTTAAGTATATTAGAAGTAACTGTTTGAACAATTGAGCCATGCGCTTCAATTGCACAATAATTTGATGAATCATTACCCAATTGAATAACAGTTGAACCGCCTCCATTTCCTGTACCAATCTTAATGGTCTTGGTTTTAGTTGCTGCAACAGCCCCAGTTCCAATGCTAATGGTTTGAGTATCTGTGCTTCTACCAAGTGTAATTGCGCCTGTTCCACTTGTGCCCCCAATATTAATAGCTCCTGTTGTTTGCGTTGGACTAATGTCAATTGCTTTAGTTGGAGCAATTAAACCAGTTGAGCCATTAATTGTGTTTGAGCCTGAACTACTATTAACTGAGCCAATAGTAATGTTTACTATGCCTGTTCCAGATGTGCCAATACTTATTGATTTACTACCTGAACTTGCGCCACTAGCAATGTTTACCGTCTTTGACCCTGCCGTACCCTGTGCAATTGAAATAATTTGACTTGCTTGGTTAGAACCAATATTAATAGAGCCTGATGATGTAGCCCCCGTACCACCAATGGTTAGTGAGCCTGTGGTTTGGGATGTAGCAATTGATTGATTGCTTGTTGTTGAACCTGTTAAACTTAAAATTGCAGGAACTTGTAGAGTGGAGCTAATGGTTGCACCACCATTAAGGCTAGCATTACCACTTATTGTAGGACTATCACTTAATACAACACTACCTGTACCTGTAGAACTTATAGCACTTGTATCACCTAGCAATGCTTTTTCTGATGGGTATGTACAGAATACGTTTTTAGTGCCAGCAGGGAAGTTAATTAAGGCAGTCGTGCCTAAACTATTAGACAAAACAGTATCCCGAGATAATGTCGTGCCAGACGCTGTATAAGTTCCTAGTCCGACTTCCCAATCATTTGTACCTTGTCCAGCTATAGTGTAATAAGTAGTATTAGCGTCGCCAATATCAGCAAATGAACGAAAGCCTGTAGGCGCACCAGCAAGCGTGATTGTTCCAGTCCCTGTAGTGGTAGTGGTTTCTCTTACCCTATCTTTGATAATCAAAGCCATAATTAAGCCAATGTAACTGAAAGGTTGCCTGAAGCGATTTTGAAAATGTCGCCAGTTTCAATTGTTTTTGATGTGTCTAATGGCGTGTGATAAAGCAAGTTTCCGGCACTTGACGCATCCATAATACCAATCCAGCCTACTGTTCCCCATGTCAATGTACATTGTGGGAACGTGCAATCAGCGTTAGATACCGATACTCCGTTACTAGGTGCAGCGAATGTGACTGCTGTTCGTGCGTATGAGCCACCAGATACTTCTGTCCCTGTGTTAGCGTCTGTAGGATCGCTTGTGTATAACGCCACGTAAACTGTGCTAGGTGCTGTGTATGTTGTACCGCGAATAGTGCCATTGATTAGCGCATTTTCAAGGTAATTTGAAATTTCAGCCATGATTATTCCTTTAAAAATTATTACTTTTAGTTAAGTTTTCCATTGCTGGAATTACTTGTAAATTTGAACCAATATGCAATCCACTTACTGTTTTTCCTCTTAATGGAATAACATGGTCAACATGATAATTTAACCCAATATTATTTAAAGACTTTGCATAAATATAGATACATTCAATTTCAAATAGATCTGCATCGCTTAACCATAATGGAGTTCTATTTAATTTTGTTGCTCTTTTTCTAGAGGATTGTTCTAAAACTTTATTTGGATGTTTTTTAAACCATTCTCTAGTTTTTTTTGCATTTTTTTCTTTAAATTCTTTATTGTCTTTATTTCTATCATAATAATTCTTTGCAGCAATTAATAATTTATCTTTATTTTCACTATTCCATTTTTTAATTGCAGCAGCTACTTTATCTTTATTTTTTTCTGCATATCTTTTTTGAGATGCACGTCTTAATTCTTTTTGATGATCTGTAAGCATTATCTATATGAAGTTGTTATGGCAAGAGGTGATCCGCCAAACTCTCCAGAGTCATCCGATACTGTAAGAGCAGCGACACCTCTGTCATATAAAGCTGCCCAAGTTTGTAGTCTTGGATCATTCATTAAGTAACTTTCTGCCTCACCTAGCGCACCATAAAGCAATAGGTCAGGGCAATTAGCCAAGAATACGTTTGATGTGTTTGTAGCGCTTAAATATGGTGGCGCTGCGTAGTACATCATCTGTAATGTGTAGTTACTATCTGGCATTGGTGCAAACTGAAACTCTTGAGCCAGTACAGTATATTGTCTAGGCAGTCCGTTGATTGTTGCGTATGTGTTGCGATAGAAGTTACTAGGCGATACATATTCAATCGTCTGAATAGGATTTGTGTTGACGTGCAAGTCACGCATCTGTAAGTAATCAGAAGGCAACTCTACTGTGCTGTCATTAGCTACGGTATTCGTAGTTGCAACCTTCAGCATTTGACGGATACGCAGTTCTCTACGTAAGCGTGTTTCAGCTAACTGAATGAAGTCTGGGATTTGAGCAGTTAAGTCAGTACGAGCTAAGTAACTAGCAATCGTTGCTTGCAGGTCTGAATAATTTGTTATGCTCATACTTTGCCCATTCGTGTTCTAAATACCTGATTATCAGGATTGTTTAAGAATGCTTTGAAGCGATCCATATCTAATACTTGGAAGCCTCGTGTTATGCCTTGCTTTTCTAGCTCTGCAAATACCACTAACGGTATTGATGCAACTTTATTCTTTGGTGAAATAGCATTGTTGCCATCCCAACCCTTGCGATCCATTGACTGGTTATAAAGAGCCTTATTATGCTCAATAATCGCACTAATATCTTGTTTTTGCTCAATAATGAGCTGATCACCATTATCAATAAATGATGTTGTTGATGTACCGTTATTAATTGATTTTGTCATATAACATGACTCCATGTTCTGCCAGATCTAACGCCACGAATTGTGCTAGTAGCAACTCCATAAAGCCTACCGAGTTCCGCATGATTCATATTACTTTGACGTATTTCTCTAACAATCTTTTCATTTAAAACAGATTTACCATTCTTTTCACCAACGTGAGCAATATATGTGTGTCTGCCTTTTTTCAACATATCGTGTGTATTTTCCATCGGAGTTCCAACACTTAAATGTGATGGGTTTACACATAATGGATTATCGCACGAATGCATTACTACCATGCCTTTAGGAATTTCTTTATTATTATGCATTGACCATGAAAATCTATGTGCCAATACATTTCCTAAAGATCTAGCCCCTATAGAAAAAGATCCATAATTGCTAGCTTTATGTCCGGTCCAATTCCAACATTCAGAATCTAACTTTTTATCTACAAATCTCCAAAATCTTTCTTCTGGAGTTCCTCTTGGCTTAGTGCCACTTAATATAACTCCACTACGTCTTAACTGCTGATAATGTTTAGCACAAAACCCAGTAGAAAATATATCATTATTGCAACCATCTTTTTTACAAGTATTCATATGACCTCCAAAAGTAGAACCTAAATTCTACTCTTGGATTTCATATTTGTCAAATCACTAACTAGGTGAGGTCAGCTATAATTCCATGAGCTGCTTGGTTCTTAACTTCTAGTGTGTACTCTACTAAAAGCTCAGTATTTTCGCTGTCACCTGTTTTAGCCAATTCTAATGTTTGGAATGGGCGTAGGTAAGCAACTGAAGCCATCTCAGGATCAAGCAAGAACGCTACATCATCGTTATCTGTGTTAGGGATGAAACGGTTAGGAACGATTTGGATGATACCGAAATCAGATACATAAACGTCAGCAGCATTAACGATTTGAGCTTGTTGTGATGCAGGAACGTCACGGAAGCGTGTAGCAATGCCTGTGAATGTTGATGCAACTACTTTTTGTGCTGGAGTTACCAACAACATAGTAGGTGAGCCACCGTTTGTGTATGCTGATTGGATTACTGTGTTCAAGATTGTTGATGTGAACGCACGATCTGTACCAGTTACACGAGCAGTTGTACCCAAGTTACCAGCAGTACCACCAGTACCACCTGAATAGTTGCTGTTCAACCATGTTTGCAAGCCACCTAGTGTACGTGCAGTAGTTGAGCCATCACCAGCAGCAGCCACTTGGTTGCTCAAAAGGATTGATTCCATGTCGCGTTTCAATTCGCTTGATGCTTTAGCTAATTGATATGCTTTTTCTGAACGACGACCAGCTTTGTTTACTGTTTCCAAAGTACCAGAAATCTTAACAACTTTGTTAGAGATTTGTGTACGGTTGCCAACACGAACTGTAGGAGCAAGCGTAGATGAACCAGCATCTGCACCTTCAATTACTGCGTTAGATGTGTTTACAGCAGCCAATGAGTCAGTTTGCCACTCGTGCAAGACAGCAGTAGCTGAAGTCTTACCAACTGAGTTCATGAATGGTGTGTCTGTTGGTGAAATGTTATAGATTACGTTAGATAAATCTTCACGTTGACCAACTGCGGTATAGGTTTGATATGTAGCCATGTTAATTCCTTAAAAAAATGATTCAAATAATTTAGCAGCATCACGGACTTTGCCGGACTGCTTCAATTGTTGGTGTTGACGTTTAACCTGTTCAGATGTGGTTGGTTTAACACCGTTGCCACTCTTAATAGTCTTAGACGCATCGCTAACCCTTTTGTTTACATCAGGCTTAGCTTTTTGTAATTTGTCGTATAGCATTGCTTTATGCAAAACTAATACTTGACGAGAGTCACGAACCATCTTTAAATCGTCATCAGAAAAGCCAATGTTCTTAGCGAATGAACGCATGTCGGAACGTAGTGCTTCCCCCTTAACTGGGTCAGTATATTCAGGTAACACTTCAGCTAACTTAGCAGATTGTTGAGCTAGGTATTGTTGCAATGCTTGCTGTTGCTCCGCTTGTTGCTGTTCTGCAATGCGTTGACGTTCAGCTTGAACTGCTTGTAACTGCTCTTTCTGTTGAGATAACTCAGCGACCTTGACTGCGTATCCAATCGGGTCAGACTCTTTTAAATATTCTAGGTTCTCACTTTGCTCTGGTGCAGACAGCAACTGCTCCATTGCTTGCAATCGTTCAGCGTAGGCATCTCTCAAGTACCTAGCTTCTTCGATAGCCTTAGACTCGGCTTCTAGAGCCTTGCGTTGTTCGGCTACTTGTTGCGTTTTCTTAGTGTAGTCAGCGCCCTGTTGTGCAAGTGATTTAAGTTCACTCAAGGTTAGTTCTTTTTCCTCGCCAGATACAGTTACTGAGAACGTTTGTTCTTGTTCCTGCTCCTCTGGTTCAGCTTCAGACTCCTCTTGTGGCTCATCATCTGCCCAATCGTCTGCACTACCTTCACTAACTTGGTCATCTTCTTGATTATCTGACTGCGCTTCAACTTGCCCTTCTTCGGGTGCTTCTGCTGCATCCATCAAACCTAAAAATGCACCTGCTGCGTCTTGTACTGTTGTACCTTGTGACTGGCTTTCACTCCCTTGCGGGTTGGTGGTTTCCATTTGATAATTTCCTTTATCTATTCCAATACAAAATTCAACTTGTATCAGAGCTGCCCTTCACAGGGTTAGCAAAATAACTGGTTGTTCAGCTTTAAAATATCTTCCAGCGCTTCTCGTTAATCTTACGCTGATCTGCCATCGATTCAATGTGTGACAATACGTCACGGATGGCATTTAATTTGGTATATGCTGCTTCACGTTCATTCACATCACGTTCTGCGGATGTCATGATTCGGTTTACTTGTATCTGTTGTAACTCAGTAAACACTTCACGAAAATGCTCATCATTAATTAGGTTATTAGCCCAGTCTGATTTAGTCATTTAGCTTAAGCCTTTATACCAGAATTTGTCATGTTATGCAATTGGTTAATAGCACTCATCACAGAATCAAGCTGACCTTGTTGCAATTGACTATCAGCGACACCTTGTTTAAGTGCTAGTTCCATACCTTGCAATGCAAGTTTAGCTTCAGCAATGCGATTATCTGCCTCATCTTTTGCAGCCTTCTGCGCAAGCTCTAGGCTCTGACGTTCAGCTTCAAGCGCTAACTTTTGACGATCTAAATCATTCTTAGCTGCGTCTGATTGCGCTTTGAGTTCTGCCTTAGCCTTCTCAACTTGTGCATACATCTGTGCAGCTTCACTTGTAGGATCAACTGGTGGTTGTGATGCAGCTTGCATAATTTGCATTTCAACTTCAGGCGTAATCTCATTAATGAATGACGTTGTATCTTTGAAGCCAGCCATCTCAATCATGCGACCAAGTGTTTGGCGATACTGCGTTACTGTCACAAGCGGGTTATTCGCACCATACTTGCTGATAATCTCCTCTTGCTTCGCCATAATCATTTGTAGCATAGCGATTTGCTCTTGACGATTACCATTACCAAGACCCACGTTAATAGATACATCGTATTGGTCATCCCATTCACGAGGATCAAAGCTAACCCACTTGCCACGCAAACGAATCGTACGCTCTTTTTCTTGATATTTGCATAGTAGGTGTAGGATGCCACGGAAAAGTGACTTAACGCCCGTTTCTGCAAAGATACGAGCTATTAACTCTAGCTTTCCTTCGGATTGTCTTGTCATTGCTGCTACTGCTGTCGCTGATACGTTCTGCAAGATGTTAGGATCAAGACCTTGTTGCATATCTGACACGCCAGTACGTTTTGCTAGTGCGCCATCCAAGTATTCAAACATTGGGAATGACTGACCAGCCGTAGATGTCACGTTAAGCTGTGTAACTGCATTGTTATTCTTAACACGAATCACGCCACCTGCTGTAGATGTCAATAAGTCATCCATGTTTACCTGACCTTCAACTGCTGTAACACGAGCATTGTTGGTTAGGTATAGGTTGTTAAACATCTGGCGTAGGATTGTTGACTTCTCTAGCTGAATATCCATTGTGCGATCAGCTAATGACTGACCAAAGAAAATATGTGGCACAGGAATAGGACAGATTGAATGGAATGGAACGTAATCACACTCCTCATTCAGTAAGATTTGTTGACCTGCCATGATAACTTTACGCATCTCAGGCAAGCCGTCATCGTTTGTATCGACCTTGATGTAGCACTCGAATACTTCTACGTCATTCGTGATGGCATAGTCAGGCAACTCGTCACGCTCGTAACGTGCTAGACGTTCTGGGCTGTATTCAAGGCGATCACCAGCAGGAATAGACTCAACAATTGCTTTATCGAAGCCCATTGCAATCAAGTCACCACGATCAATCATCCTGCGATGTGCTACGAATGGTGAATCTTCAATAGTGCGAGCTACCTTGCTGATTAAGAATTCTTCTGGCGGGACGTTTTCAATGACGATGCGACTGTTGTCGTTAGTACGTTGGATTGTAATGTTGTGGCTGTTATATACCATGCCATCAGCACCAACGATTTGGTCTGTCTGCTCCTTAACAATCTCAAACTCGCCATCCATCAATAGCATAGTGAGTTCATCATCGCTTAGGTTTTTATACTTCTCTTTGCTAATGTCTTTCTTGCTATCCCAGTAAGCCTTAACAACGCCTACCTTTTGCAGCAACGCATCCTTGAACCAGTTATGTAGGATCAAGAAGCCATCGTTATCTTTGTAGAATACCCAATTAGCCATGTCAGACGCTTGCTCCGCGAACTGTTCGTCACCATCCTTAACGGGCTCAAAGCGTACTGCATCTTCATTAGAAGTAAACACACGGATCAACTGTGGCAATGCGCCATCAATCGCTTCAGCTACCTCACCTGTGACTACTTGGCTAGAACCTTCTACCTCGTTGCCATAAGGCTTGCGTAAGTAGTAGTCCATCGCCTCAGCACGAGCTTCAACGGTTTCTGTGTTTAGATAACCAATTGCGTTATCAATCTCTGTCTGACACTTGTTTAATAGATCTTCATCTGATAATGCCATATTTTCTTCCTCAAACAACCCATGAGTTGTTAATATTTAAAGGTTTGCCCCAAGTTGTGTCTGCTTCTACCAGTCCGATAGCCATATAACGAAAAGCGTCAGCATAATGCGAAGCCCAGTCGTGTAGCGGAGTATCAAAGAATACGTTTCTCTTTTCATCGAATACCCTACGGTAGTTACGAAGTGCTGATAATCCTTCTTTCGTTCCTTCAGCATCGAACCAACATCTAGGCAACATGCGCCTTACTGCTTGGATGCCATCTGCTACTGACAGGCTTGGTGCAATCGTTACATCTAAGCCAGCTTCCATCAATACCTCTTGACGGCTCTTGCCAGTTCCTAGCTCTCGTACTCTTACGTCATGTGGCAGTATGTGTTGACCATGATCGTATCCACGTTCACGAATCCATGACACATAGTAATCTAATCCAACGCCATGATTCTCTACAGCGTCAATGATCTGTATCTCTTTGCCTACGACCTGTGCTACCCATATACAAGTGCTGTCGCTGATACCCAAGTCCCAAGCGCATACAATGCGAGCAAGATTATCACGAGGGATTGTAGTAACTCTGTTTTGCTCGTCTGCTTCATTTAGCAATGCCCCATAATAAGCACCCTCTACAGGCGCATCAAAAGAACACTCAAACTCTTGCCTGTACTTATCCTCACCCATCTCAGCTTTAGCATCAGCCAACTCTTTAGGATCAAGGATACCTGTTTCACTTGCCTTGAACTCTAGGAACTTCCAGCCATCACCTTTGATCGCCCTGTCCTTAAAGTCTGCAAAATGGTTATTGCCTTTAGGTGTACCAATGAATAAACACCAGCCCTTTCGGTCAGCTAGTGCAGGTCGTATAATCTCGTTCCAGATTTTGGGGTTCTGATCACCAATCTCATCTAGTACAACGCCATCGAAATACTGTCCACGAAGGCTGTCACCATTATCAGAGCCATACAAGCTAATACGCTTACCTAAGAAGTCAACACGTAACTCAGCGATGTTTACTTTAGCACCTAATGGTCTTGTGTACTCAACCAAGTAATCGAACGCTACACGCTTTGCCTGTGCATACGTTGGTGCAATGTAAGCGTAACGTGGGTCTTTCTGTTCGTTGTTTAATGCTGCATCTATCAAGTGAATGATAGCTGATACAGTCTTACCCATCCGTCTATGTGCTACCACTACAGTAAAACGATTTGCGTTTACTGCGTTATGAATGTCTAGTTGTGGCGGTCTAGGTCTGTAGCCTAGATCAATCTCATCAGACATCTTTTTTGTGTTCCAGCAACTGGTTAGGAACGCCTGTAATTACTTTAAGCAATACTGGCGCTTCATCATTACCTGTCATCTCAATAGAACTTAGGTCAGGCACGGACTTCTTGAGTAGTATCTCAATAGCCTTCATGCGACCCGATGTAATCTCATCAATACGCCCTAAAGCATAGTCTTGTAATAAGTTGATTAGTTCTGTTGCTTGTATCTTTGCTCGAACCATCTCGCTGTGACGAGGATTTAATCTTGCTGCCATAATTTTAGACTCCCGAAGGTTGGTCTTTCCTTTTTGTTACCAATGATGTACTGCGTTTAGAATTAAAGTTATATTAGCTATTACAGCTAACAGAATTACAAACCAATGATCGTTCATTACCACTTCACTTTGTTAGCCCACCACCCCGCAGATAATTTACCCTTAGCAATATTCTCAGAGTGACGAGCCTTAAATGCTTCGTTACGTTTGCTACCATCAGGACTACCTTTTACACCTTGCTGACCAAAGCGAATGGTCTTAATCTCATCACCAACCTTAGCCACAACAACGTGTGACTTTGTAGGATGATTAGGCGTGAGTTTAGGCTTGTTATAGCCAGATACACCAACTTTAGTTAAGCGTGAGTCCTTAATCATTTTTTCTTTGCCGTCTTAGCTGCATCTTTGAAGTCTTGAGCGCTTGGTGCTTTCTTGCTACCAACTTTATTCATCTTCTCGCCAGAGCCAGCTTTAATACGAGCCTTCTTAGCTGCAATGTTTGCGTACAATCCTTTACCAGCCATGATTATTTACCCTTCTTTTGGAATTCAGCCATTGCTTTATCAATAGCCTGATCTGTCGTTGGTGTTTGCTTCGTAGGTTTTACTGTGTGGAACTTACCACCAGCCCATAGCTTGTCAATCTTCTCTGCTACCTTAGTTAAGTCACGCATTATTTTTTGCCTTTCTTAGCCATTCCTGCCTCGCTCATAGCAATTGCAATCGCTTGCTTACGAGATTTAACGACCTTACCACCCTTCCCTGAGTGTAGCCCTTTGTCTTTATATTCGCCCATCACTTTGCCGATCTTCTCAGCCACTTTATCCATTGAACGCATAATTAAATCCTACAGTCTTTATAATAAAATTCACCATGTAATTCTTTTGCTTTTTGTTCGTATGCAAAAGAAGCTAATTCTGGAGTTTCATAAAATCCAAGATTATATTTTTTATTTTTATAATTTATTTGAGCACGCCATTTATTTCTTGATTTAGTAACACCTTTAAATCCAGAGGAGTTATTTTTCATAATTCCTCTATTAGCTGCATTTTCAAACTTATCAGCCAATCTTAAATTGCATATTCTATTGTCGGAATTATTACCATTTACATGGTCTATTGAACTATCTGGAAATTCCCCATAGTTGTATAACCATGCCAATTGGTGAGCTTTATATTGATTATAATCTATCAATATTTTTATATACTTCTTACATAAAGTTCCAGCTACATCACCAACAAACATTCTTTTATTATGTTTTACTTTCCAAGTAAATATACCTGTGTCTGGATTATAGTCTAGTAGTTCTTTTAACTCTTCTTGCGTTATCATAATTAACTCCTTAGGTTAATTCCTTATTTAAAAGATTATGGCAGGATAGTAAGGTTCTATCTTTTCGGTCGCTAAACCTAGCCTAATCTAAATTAATCTTCCATATTGCCTTCTGAGTCGTCTTCAGATATAAATTCTTTCTTTTCCCAAACTGAACATAATCTGCTGGTATGACAGATAAATTCTAAACGCTCACAAAACCCTCTTTGAGCTTGTCCATCATACAAATCATACTTATTTAAAGGGATTGACTCCATTGCCTCAAATAGTTCTGGAGTATTGTTATAATAACTACAGTTACCACAACGCTGACGCTTAACTTCTTCTGGGGTGATACGGAAGGCTTTAGCCATCTTATTCCAATAGTCATTACTTGGAGCTGATGGGTCTTGTGGACCGAGTGAATAGTTCTTGATGGCATTAGCCGTGTTCTTGTCGTTCTCTTTAGCAGATACGATTGTGGTTTTAGTATCTAGCAAGCCTTTAATCATAATCATATCTGCATCCTTAGTGTATAGGTGATTTTTTAGGGTCTGCTATCACGGAGCAGAGTCGTATCTAGTATTCGACATAGAAAAGGTGATCATCTCTATCTATCCCTAATTGCGCTTGAGGATCAGTCAAGTACGCAATATTCTAAAGTGTTAGGCTTCACTCGTGCCAAGTCACGTCCACCTAACGAAGTCTTGGATTCTCTCGGAGAAGAGTAATACCAATTAAGGCATTGTAACTCTATCACACTTTCTTACGTTTAGTCAATATATCAGGTTTTGGCAAATTCTTAGGCACAAAGTTCAATCCTTCTGGTCTGCATCTCTTGCGAGGATCACGCTCTGTTACGCATAAGTCATTGCTATATAGCTGTCCATGCACCAGCTCAATCTCTGCATGAGCCATACAAATGTCCATAGTGTCACGAACTGTATGCCACTTGCAATCTTTACACAGTATCATGATAACTCTTTCGGCTGGTTAGTCATTAGTTTCTCGATGTACCACATTGCTTTACGCAAATCTTCTACACCGTTCTTTTCTTTCCAGCGCCATAGATACTTGATAGCGTTAGCTGTACATACAGCGTCAATACCTTTCAGATTAATCGTAGCTGCTTCAAGAGCATCAATACATTCGATCTTGCCTTGTCGGTAATGGGATGGATTAACTTTATCACTTGTAAACTTTTCATATATTACTTCTTCTTTAAGCATAGGTGCGTTCCATAAATTAATTGGATTAAGTATTAAGTCGTGCCATTCAATAGTTCTAGGTTCTTTGCTAATAGTTCTACCTCACTCATGCCAATAGCAGACTCAAATGCTTTAATTCCTGCATGAATAGCCACCCCATAGCCACCCAACCGATGATGACTAGGGCAAAGACCAATAGCTTTAGACCAATGTGATTTTTTACCTTTGCCAACTCCAGTCCTAATATGGTGTATCTCGCATGGACTATGACCATAGCCAGCCAACAAACAAACGACACACCCCAAATCAGCCAACCTACCATAATGTATGCGCTCATCTTTTGTCATCTCCAAGTAACTCCCTTATCTTACGTTGACTCTCTGCAACACTCTGCACCTTAACTCTTGATACCTTACCATTTTCTATAGTGCCACGATATGTATGCTCTCCGTTAGTTGCACGAAAGTTCCATATCTTATCAGTATCAGCCCAAGATTCAGCCATTTCTTTAATAACTTGATTGACTGACATTTCCATATTTTCTTCTCCACATTGCTTTTTTACTTGGTGTAGTGCGTAACGCTACAGCTAACAGTAGTCCTGCTGATACACCAAGTAAGAAAGCTGGTGAGTAGCATAGGACGTAATCTTTAAGTGTTGTTACCATCTTTTTCTCCGTTTCATCCATTTAGCAATAGCACGAACATTATGATCACTTCCACCTCTTACAATACGCATACGACCATCAAGATTTAACTTTCCTGTTGGTAACTTATATGGTCTGTATAAAATCATGCATTCTTTTCCTTTACGTCGTTAAAACCGTTCTTTCGTTTTAACTCTTGTTCAATGGCACGAGCAAATGCCACAATGCTGTAACTAGGAATTAATCCTTTATCCCACATTTTCTTTAATTCTTCTTGTATCTCATCATCACTTAATCCTTGCCAAGACTTCGTTTTAGCAAACTCGTTTTGCTCTGGTGTAGGGTGGGTGTTTAATCTATCAAATCCCTCTTGATTAATAATATCGCTTTCTTTTGACCATCGCTGAAATGGCAATATAGGTTCTTGTGCTGGCTGTTCTAATGCTTCTTTTGCACGATTAATTGCTAAATCAGGGTCGCATCTACCATCTACTTTCCAATCACCAATTTCAATGGCATGTTCTACAATTTTAAGCAAATCTTTTAGTGCTTCGTCTTTAGTCATAATTACTCCAAATATTTTTTGCATTAACAAAAGATGCTATTAGTCCAAATATCAGAATTAATGAAAGCAAAATAAATATAACTGAACATAAAAAAGCAACAATATATATTCTATAGTCCATCACCAGCTCCATCCCAAGTTACTAGCCCATGCTTCTATTTTCTCTTGATACGCTTGCATATCCTTCACGCTCAACTTAGTAGTAGATTGTATGCGTGTAATCTTCTCTCTGCCTACGTACTTCTCAATCAGTAAAAACTTGTAGCCCATCAGCTCGTGTACTTCCTCTGCCGTGTATCCCAAGTAATTGCCTACGCTAGTGTACAACTCCCATAGCCTTGCGTTCTGCTCTATGCTGCGATCACTATTGCGTTCCTTAATCAATACCTGCCAGTTGCCATCACTCTCTACTAAATCATTTAGCTTTTGGAATAGGACTGGTAGATTGCTCTTGCTGATATTGAATGGCTTGTGCTTTTGCATCCTCTATATTCTCCGATTTATATAACCATTTACTACCTTCCCACAGCTCATATATAACCTTTTCATATATTATTGATTTGCTTATATAAAATGTAGCTGTCGGGGTGTTGCATTTAATGTAGTAATTATCGCCTTTTTGCCACTTAAGTAACATCATCGAACATCACATTAAAGTACATCTCTTCGTCTAACATAGCGTTCAGCCACTTCGTTCCGCCTAGCTGTTTAAATACTACTAGACGATCTGGTCGCAATCGTAACGATGTTGTTATTGCCTTCATGTGTTCTGGCAATGGTTTACGCCCACGCTTTACTTCACTCATTTCAAATTCCTATCAAAGTTTAACAATGCTTCTATCAAGCTATTATTGGTTAATGGAATTTTAATCTTTTCTGTTACTGCTTTATTTAACCAAAAATTAAAACAAGAGTTTAATCTACACCTAGCTTTAAAATTGCTTGCTTTCTCAATGCTTTTATTTGGATGCTTCATTTATTCACTCCAAAATCAATAACAGGTCTTGGGGGTGGTGGTGCATACCAATCGTTACTAGGTGCTACATAAGTAGAAGGCAGTATTGGCGTTTGTGGTATGAACTGCTGTACTGGCACAACATAGATAACCTGTGGCTGTGGTGGAACTATCTTGCTAAAGTCCACTAGACGATCTGCGTATGCCTGAGTGCTACATGATGCCAATAGTAATGCTAATAGTTTATTCATCATCAACCTCCAATTTAATTTTTCCTAAATATGATTCGTCTCTATATGTTTTGCTATCCCAAAACTGAATCTTTAATCCTTCATTGGTCATCATCTTATACACATACAAATACTGTGGTTCTTTAGTTGGAATATCATGATAAAACGCTTTAGCCTTTTGATATATATCATTTGCTTCATCAACATCATCAAAATAACCAAGATGTCTTTGTTTTCCATTTAATCCAATTTTAGCAACCCATTTATTTTTAGATGAGTTCCAACTAACTCCAAGTTTTCCTGATTTACTATCTGAATGACCATTTTTTTGATTTTGACTATTTACTGAATAAGTAACATCACGCAAATTATCAATTCTATTGTCAGTTCTAATTCCATTGATATGGTCTATGCAATTATCAGGCATTTTTCCATAAGTAAATAACCAAGCTAGTCTATGTGCATATTGAAGTTCACCATTAAATGTTATGGCAACATATCCATTTTGCATAAATCCTGCTATTGAACCTTCTTTTACTTTTTTACTTGGTGATTTTTTCCATATAAAAATACCAGTATCAGCGTCGTAATCCAAATACTCTTGAATTGGCTGTGGTTTAATGCGGAATTGAGAACCATCTAACCATGTCGGGTCTTTTACATCTCCCCATCCATCATATTGTCTATACCACATTTCAATCTCTGCACCATCAGCCCATGCTTTTATTTCTTTATGCCATTTATGTGGTTTCAATTTTGTTCTCCTTAATAAACTTCATTAACTCTGTGATGTCCTCATACTCTTCAGGCTTTACACTCGCTACTTCTAATTGATTCCCTGTGTATGAGATGCGTATGAACCCATGCCCATAAAGCATCGCTTCCATCGTTGCATCAGTCCACGCTTTTATTTCTTTATTCCATTTATGTTTATTCATCTGCTACTCCTCTCAATACATGCTGAACTCCGCGCATATCAGTAATCGTAACTGTACATTGCTTATCACCAGCATAAGACTTACCAATAAACGCACATAATGATCCGAACGCAATCAAACAAAACATAAAAGGTAAAAACTGTTTGTTCATGACACACAACTCCATACAACAAATCCAAATGTAATCAATCCAATAATAATAGTAACAATCATCATTGTATGAAAAAATGTCATGCGATTAAATTCTTGGTTTGATTCTTGTTTAGCTTTTAATCTGGCATTTGTCATATAGTCATGATATTCATCTAGCTTTTGTTCAGCTATTTTTTTAGTAGCATATTCACCAAGCGATTTACATGGATTGAAATATCCTTCTGGTGATAAGTAACTTACATGGTAAGTACCATCCTTAGTCTTTTTAACCTTTCCGTAAACAAACCCATTTTTATCTGCATAATTCATAAACTCATTCTCCCAGTTGATGCAATACATTTTAGCACATTAATCTGCGTGTTGCATATTCTTTTTCATCCCCAAATCTTGCATCATCTTCTGAAGCTTTAATCTATTAGCTTCTTTAATCTCAGGATCAATCTTCTTGCCAATCCCAGTAAGTATTACTCGTGACTCATATCCCTTGCATATCTCTATGATGTCGTGTGGTGTAGGCATGTGACTGCTATCGTCAGACCACTTATCAAAAGCCTTGCTTACAAGATTAAACTCAAAGCGTTCTAGCTTACTCCACCAGATAGATACAGCTTCTTTAGATAATGCTGGTCGTTTATATAACTCTGAGCATACGTTCATCATGTTCCAAAATGATTGCTTCTCTGTATTAACCATGAGTAATATCCTTTTCAATAGCTGGCTGATTACCTAAGAACCAGTTTAGATCACTTTCTCTTGAGTTTTTAGGTGGTTCGTCTTGCCATCTTCCTTGATTAATGTATGTAGAAGGATTAGGAATAAACTCTCCATCATTTTTTAACCATCCAGCAGATTGTTTTTGCCATTCAAGTGCATTCAATACTTCTTGTAAGTTTGGCTTTTCTTTATTCCAAGATTTTTCTGCTGCTGTCCTTCCTACCTTTTTTGGATAAGATTTGTAAAACTCATCAAAGTCACTTTTACCTAAGCTATCCTCAACTAAGCTAACCTTACCTATACTAACCTGTGGTAACGGTTTGGATACAGGTTGTATACATGTTGTATCCATTGTGTAAACATTGTTGTTTTTAATAGATAATTTACCCTTTTCTTCACCATAAACTGTTTCTTTATAGCGATCTTTCTGAATTAGGTTATGAATCTTCCAATGCTTAATTACACATACGCCAGTTTCAAAAGGAATAACAAAGTTTTTAGCTAAAAGTATCTTAAAATCATCATCAGCACATCCTAATAATCTCTGTATCTTTTTAGCATTATTGATAAATCCATCATCATCAGCTCGCATCGATAAATGAAAGTAAAGTGCTTGTGTTGATAAAGGCATGTCTAAAAACGCATCACTATCAATGATGGTCTTAGCAAACATTCTGCGTTCAGCCATTATAAAACTCCATAAAAAAAGCCCTAGACAACACTCTCATCACGTTTTAAGTGATGTTGGCGGACTGGTGGAGTACCAGCAGAGTGTTGACTAAGGCTTACTCCAAAAAATCACCGCCAAGTGACACTTGATATAAATATACCTCTACGTTTCTTTGATGTCAATACCATGTATCAACTTCATTAGTCGATACTTCAATTTATAAACGTCTGTCTTAAAACCTTTTGAGTCCTCACATATTTCAACCTTATTAACTGTGTCGTAATAAACAAAGTCTGCCACATACTTAATCGCACGTTCAGTCTTGCCATTAATCACCAGCTTAGGGATCAGCTCATAGGGAACTTGCAAGCGTAGATCAGAGATTAATCCGCCTTTCTCGTATAGTTTTAGCTGTGAATAACGCACAGACTCCTTCCTGCTGTGAAAAACTATGCCATCTATCTCGGTTTTCTTAGCATTAAACTTGTTACGTTTCATAGACTTATCCAATTATTTATTATTTGATGCAATTTATTTGTGTTTATATATTGCAATACTTTTTAATCTCTATATAATCTTACCTAACGCAACACAATATTAACACGGAGAAGATTATGTTTGACTACGAAGCTACTTACAATACACCAGAAAAAATTGCACAACGCAAAGCTGATATGGATAGTTACTACGCAGCTCGCAAAGCAGAAGATCAACGTATTAAAGATGAACTAGATGCACATGCTAAAGCATTGCGTGACATGACAGCAGAACTTAAAGCTGACAATGATGCAGCAGAGTTAAAAGCGTATAACAGATTATTTGCAGCAGATAAGGCTAGATACCTAGCAGCTTACGGTGACGAAACATTAGCACACAGTCTAGCGTGTTCAGATGCGTTATATCGTGAAAATCAAAAACGTGGTTATAGCAACGAATAGGAGAATGTGATGTTAGATAACTTAATTATTGTATCACTAGGTGGCATGGTAGTTTGTGCCATATTCGTAGTAGCTGAGTTAATAGCTAAATGGAAGGGATTAGAATGAGCGAACAACAATACCAAGCAGAGTTTGATCTAGAGAAGTTTATTGACTCTATCGACTGGGATGCAATGGAAGATAAGTATAGCGACAAGTTCTGGGATTACATGCTAGACAATGAACCTAAAGCACATAACGAGGAATGGATGCTAGAAAACTTTGGTGATAATTTTGTGGAATGGGTAGTAGAAACTTTTGACAACAAAGATGTTATTTTTAACTAGGAGAACAGAGTGAGTAACGTATATACAAAACTAATGTCAGCACGATTGATGCTGCAAAATACAAAGCTAGAAAAGTCAGGTCATAACAAGTTTGCTGGATACAAATACTTTGAGCTTGGTGACTTCTTGCCTACAGTACAAAACATTTTTATTGAGCTTGGATTATGTGGTGTAGTTTCATACACTCAAGAACTAGCAACGCTGACAATTACAGATGGCACAGATAGCATTGTGATCACCAGCCCTATGGGTAGCGCAGCATTAAAAGGTTGTCATGAAGTGCAAAACATTGGTGCAGTAGAAACCTACCAGCGTAGATACTTATGGGTGACAGCGATGGAGATTGTAGAGCATGACGTGCTAGATGCGACTACAGGAACTGACACAGGTAACGCTGTAAAAAAGCCTGAAAAGGTAACACCAACAGCAGGAGCAATGGAGGTACTAGATGAGGAATCACAGCAATTTATTAAAGACCTTGCAATTGACATTATTGGTGATGTTGCTGGCGGACACATTGATGACGCTTATGGGAAAACGACAACGCTACTTAGTGAGGAGAAGGTCGCTATATGGACTTTACTGGACAGCAAGACACGTAGCACACTTAAAAAACATGCTGAATCATTGAAAGGTTAATCATGTCAGTACGAGATACTAGTAAAGATGCATATCAAAGCATTGCAGTCAGCGGTCTAATTGGTCAGCAAGCACAGTCAATACTAGATGCTATGGATCGTGACACAGACTACTCACTACAAGAGATTAGCGCAAAGACAGGTATTGGTATCAATGCAGTATCTGGTCGCTGTAATGAGCTTAAAAAGTGTAACTACATTGAGGAAGCAGACAAACGTAGATGCAGTATCACTAAACGCACAATCAACCCACTCAGGAGAAAGTAATGTTAATCAACTCACTTTACGGAATGTCAGTTCCTAAGCAGTCAAAGGATCACGCAAAGAAATTACAAGCAGCCATTGATTATCTTGGTGTAAAATATCGGTTAGCAACATCAATTAAAAAGGTAGAAAAGCAATGAATTTACTCTCAGCAGTAGGAAATGTCGGATCAGATGCAGAAGTGCGCTTCACTAAAGACGGCACAGCAATTGCAAACTTTAGTTTTGCATTGTCATCTGGTTATGGCGATAAAAAGAAAACAACTTGGTTACGTTGCAGCATCATTGGGAAACGTGGCGAAACATTAGCACCAATGCTTACAAAAGGTACGCAGGTTGCGCTGAATGGCGAGATTTCACTAAATGAATATGTTGCTAAGGATGGCGCAAATAAATCGTCTGTAGAGTGCTTAGTAAGCAATGTAACGTTACTAGGTAAGAAAGATGCTTCAGCACCTAAAGAAGCCAGCAAAGCAAACGGCTATCAAAACCAACCACTAGACGAAATTGACTCAGATATTCCATTTTAGGAGATTATTATGAATAAAGTAACATCAGTACCAATGGAAGCAAACCCAAAACATATTGAAATTAATATTAATAATTTATGTGGGTTATCAGAAACTATTTTTAATAAATTAAATATGTTACAAGAATCATTAAGCCTTATTTTATCTAGCAAAGTAATGTCTGATGAAAAATTAGATTTATTAGAGTTAGATGATAGCAAATCTAATATATCAAATAGACTTTCTGCTATTTGCAATTTATTAGTTGAATGTGATGTGGTTATAGTAAATATTTCAAAACGTTTAGAAATTTAATGAATATCGACCCAAGCTATTAGTGGGATATAACAGTAGCAAAGCAGCATAGTTTTTCATACAAATTCGCTATGTGATGCTTCGTAGAAAAGTACGATAACTTTAGTCCTATGTTGCAGCATAGGCGATAATTTAACGAATTGACGAAAGCGTACGGGGGTGCGTGAGTAGTCAACCCTTATGGGCGAAAGTGCATCTGTAATTTGTTTAAATATGTTGTGATGAATATATTTTTATTAACCGCATGAGTAGCCCACCATTCACGGAGAAAGTAATGAGAACTAAAGCAGAGATTGTTGCAAAGGTAGAACAAGACAGACTTAACATTTTAAAAGCAATTGGTGATACTGAAATTTCTACTAAAATGATTAGATACTTAACTGGAATGTCTGACGGAGAGCTTGCAACGCAGTTAATCAGGCTTACAGAGATGGGCTACTTAAATAAAAATAAACAACAAAAAGAAGGCGATCAAAAGCTATTTAATTACTTCTCTAGGACAAGTAAAAAGTTTGTTAAAAAGACACAAAGTCAAATATATTTGTCATCCGAAAAATACGGAAGATCACAGCGACTAGAAGATCAAAAGAAAATGAAAGACAATCCAAACTTAAAGATTTATAGATTGACCGATTCTATGATGCCAGAAAGAAAAAAGATTGGCACAGCATATAATGGTATAGCAAGCAGTTTTTATGTCGTATAGGAGATAAACATGGCAGCATACAATGACGTAACTGGTGATGCCTTAGTATCACGGACACTAAGCGAAAAAGGATCAGAAGCCTTTGATCGAATCTTTGGTGAGAAGAAAAAGACAAATGGCGGGTGGACTCCACCAGCTATCTCTCAAGATCCATTGTGCAAGATATGTGGAAAGGTTCTATCAACGACTAAAGAATGTGCATGGACTGGGTGCGAGCTGAACTGGAACGAATCTAGGATTGATGCTATTGGGTCAAACGGTAACGAAGGCTTGCACTATGATTGAAGTGCGTCTTGCTGAGTTGCCTGAAGGTCATCCATTGCGGAATACTTCATTAGTAGAGATTAATGCAGAATATCTACCGGTAGATAGCAAGGTGTGGGCAACTGTGAGAGATAGTTATGGAATCGCCCAAAAGACATATAATCAGTTGGGCGATAGTTGGACTACTTGGGATGTATGGCGTGTTACTTATTCATAATATAACAAGTTACCTCAAAGCCCCAGCGCATTTCTACTGCATTTGGTTTTGTCCACATGTTTAAATTCCTTATAAATTTATACACGACATTGTGTATATGTACACATAATGCACTTTTGTGTACATATCAGCATCAGTAAAATCATTATATACCTCTAATAATTATATCGTTCTTTTAAATACTTAATGGACACCGCCATCTCATCGTATGCGCCATCATGCACGTCATGCAAGACATAGAATCCACGCCAATGCTGATTTCCTTGTGCGCCTAAGTAGTCCTCATCATGCTCGTAAAAACTACCTGAGATAATAGCTGTCATCTCGTGACCATCAGCTCGTCTGCCGTATGAGATCATGCGTCCTTGTTGATGCCCTGCAAAACAACTCATGTGCTTTTTTGTAAGTAAGGCTGCAGCAGTTGTGATAGGACGCCCCATAACGCCAGAGGTAAAGTAATGACTATAAGCAATGCCGTCAATAGTAACAACATCGAGAAAATCATACACTTCCCAATCTTGGTACGGTAGATCTTCCGTAGATATAAGCCCATCTAGTTTACGATCCTCGTTAATCGCTCTGTTAATTCTGTTCTCATGGTTTCCTAATGTTAGCACCATGCGAGGCTTGTATTGCTTATGCTTACTACTTTTAGCCGACTTGTTATATTCATACAAAGGTGTAAGCAAAGCATCCATAGCTTCACGAGCTGCCCAAATATCTTTTTGGTAACTCCTACCCTCAAAGGATTTTAGTCCTCTGTCATAGGTGCTTAAACTTTCCATGTCGGCAAAGTCACCAATACATACAATCACGTCTGGTTGCTTCTTTACTATAAAGTTACCTAAACATTTAAGATAGGTAAAATCGTTTCCTTCTTTTGCTTGCACATCAGGCACAATTAAGTGCGTGATAGGTTTTTTGGTTTCCATGATCTCTCATTATTGAACAAGTAATTGATTGTTAATCCATTCCTGCAAGTACAACAACTGTAACACGTCTGAAGCGCAATCTAAGGTATCAACTCTTGCGGTATTAACTTGATCGCTTTCGGTTTTTCCATTAGGTGTGATGGCGGTGTCGGGAACTTTGGACAAGGCTTTACTAACACTTGGTTGCAAGCGGACAACATTATGCAACTTATAATAATCATCGAGCTTCTTAATAGCATCTTTATATCCTTTTGATATATTTTCGTTGATATATTGCTGTTTCTTAGCTGATTCAATATGCTTGCGCTCCTGTTCAGCAGATACTGCCTCTATTTGCGCCTTGTAAGTGTCGTAGGCTCTCTTTTGATTGCTGTAGCCCTTATGGTATCCAAACGCAAAAATAATCGCCATAAACGCTACTATTGCGATCTGTTTCCAGTACATCGTTAAGAAAGGCATAGTTGTTTCTCTTCTTCTCGTCTTTTAGCAATCCCACTACAGTTACTGCTCTTAATACGACAATCTTTGCCAGCAACGTACATCCATTTATCAAACTCTGCACATGAACCTAATCTGTCACCTTCATTAGCTTTCTTTAGCATAGTAGAGTTACAGAACTTAGTAGTGCCAACGTTATATGCAAAGCTGACGTAAGAATCGTATTGACCTTGTGTGACAGTTGCGTTTAGACATTGTGAAACTTTTTTTCCAGTCCTGCTTGTATTTAGCTTCAAGTCATCCAATGCTTTTAATACTGTGACTGACTTATTAGGTTCAATCGTAGCATTACCAAATCCGTTTGTAACAACGCCAGCAGTATCTTTATAAGGCGTAGGACTGAATCCCTCGTGCATCGCTATCACTAATAGTGCTGACGCTGATAGTGCTAATACCTTCTTAGTCATCTAATTCTTGGCGTTCGTTAATCTGGATTGATAGGCTGCCATCAGACCATATACATACCTCCGACTGGTCATCTAACAAGATAATAAGCTCATCATCAAACGTGCCTACAGCTTCAATCGTCTTGCCTGTCATGTGTTCAAAGTAACCTTGCAAAGTTCCTCTAATCTTGTGGACTGACATTTATCTCTCCAATAAGTACGCCCTGATCAATTAGTTCATGTGTTAATTCGCTGTCAGATAAACATAGGTCGCAAGTATTATTGTCACCTTCAACATTTATAATAAAAGCAGACCTACATTTATCGCATAAAGTGATTCTGTTAATGAACGTTTGCTTCATTTGTCAACTTTGTGATCCAGTTTTTCAAAGATACGGTCTAGCATTGACTCAAGTTTATCGAACCTTTGCTCTAGTTCATCCTTGCGAACGTAGTGTGTTGGTAGAGATACTTCGATGTCTTTCATGTCAGCTTTAAGTGTCTGTACCGCATCCCATAACTGGCGAGCAAACCAACCAAGAACAGAAAGAACAGTACCAATGATTAAGTTGATGATGTCTTGATCCATGTTATTGTTCCTGACTATTTAATAATCCCATGTACGGCACGAATGGGGCTGTTGGTGATTGATACTGTGGCTGTACAAATTGTTGTTGAACTGGTTTTGATAACATACCATAGCGACCAGCAACCCTAGCTGCTGGCAATAAAGCCAATAAAGGATTTGCTGCACCAACACCCAAGCTCGTGCCAGCTACATCATAAATGCTAAATGGGTTAGGCTGTTCAGATACTGGCTTGGTCACCTTTGGAAAGGCTTGTGCAAACTTACCAATTAATTGCAATTGACCAGTAATAGGTGCTTTTTTAGCAACTTGACGTGCAATAGCTTTAGCGTCAACTGTACCAGTAACCGAGTTTGTTGCTTTTTCTACAGTATGAACTTTAGCAATGTTTCGTCTTGCTTCATTTAAAGAATTAACAAGCTCTGGTTGATTGTTAATTTGAGCTAACTTGTCTAGTTGATTTTCTAAAGTATCTACAAGTTTATCAGCAGCCTGTGCAGCCTTTCTTACTTCTGTAGGATTGCTTGCCATGCCAGAATTAAATGATTTCCATGCTGCACGAGAATCATCTCTAGCCATTTTAATTTCTTCAACTAATTGCTGACCATTTTTAAATATTGGCATTGTTGTTTTACCGCCAGTAGCTAAAGATTTAGAACTTGTAGTACCAATTTGACCTGCTGGTAACTCACTCGCTAAACGATAAGGCTCTGCAAAACTACTTCTTAAATCATCAAATACTTCAGTCGTTAATGGAGTATCGTCAGCAACGCCTAAATACTTACGAGTAAGATTGTTAGTTACTTGTTGATTTTTAGCACTTGCAAGCTCTTCAGCTTTGTATTTTCCTGAAACAGTTTCCATTGCTCGTACAGTTTTACCAGCGCCTACTTGACTTGGCAATGCAACATAACCAACACTTTGACCTGCCTTTAGAATTTCATCTCTAGGTGCATTTTGTAATTTTTGAAGAGATACGCCAGTAGGTGCAGGCTTTGCTACTTTAGCACCAGCAATACCACCAGCTACCCCAGCAGCCATTTGTGCGAGTTCACCACCACCAGATTCACGAGTTAATCCTGCACCGCCACCACCGCCAATAGATGCTGCTAACTGTGTTGGAGCATTTGCTGTTAATGCAGTTTTAATTCCTTGACCAGTCATTGACGTTGGAGCAGTTAGTCCACCTAATCCCATAGTTGCGCCAGTTCCAACCATAGTACGACTAATGTCACCAACAACACGCTCTGTGGCATTTTGTGGTTGTGGCAATCCTAATACATCAGCTAACGAGCCTCCAGCAGATACTGGTTGCAATTGTCTGTTTGCTGGCAATGCTAAATTCATAGCACCACGAACAGGAGCTTGTAATAAATCAATTAAAGAACCAGCACCTTCAAGTCCATAGCGTGCAGTTAATCCTGCTTGCCGACCAAGACGTTTTGTTAATGGCGCTTGTGGTGCTTGTTGTACAGGTTGAGCTGACAATCCTTTTATTTCATTAGCAATTACACTTGCAGCCTCTGTATCGCCAGCATTGTGAGCTGCTACTAAAGCATTTTCTAACTGTTCTTTATTAGCCATAATTAAAGTCCATATTGTTTTAATATGTCAGCTTTACTTCTTGTTTGAGCTGGCTGTGATTGAGTAGCTGGTTGAGCAGGAGCATTACCATAATTAACATTGATACGTTTAATTGTATCTAAAGCAGCTTGTTTCGTACCAGCAGGAACAGTAGGATCGCCAATTTGAGCAGCAGCTTCACGGTAGAGTTGTTGATCTAGATTAGACTGTGGACCTTCTAGTCGTGGCATACTTAATACTAAATTAGCTTCAAGTGCTTTTAATGATGCAATGTTTTTAGCGCCTTCAGTTGATAAACCAACAGTTCTAGCTGCAATATCAGCCCCAGCCCCTAAGTAACTGCCTGTAGCACCTTGAATTAATTTTTCAGCCTCATTAATTAATACTGGTAATTTTTTAGCTTGAGCTTGTTTTTCTTGCACTTTTGCTTCAGCAGCAGTAGGCGCAGGTTTGTATGTTGTCGGTCTGCCCATCATATCTAAAGCTGGCATATTTGGTTTATTAGGTACATAGACAGCATTGCCATTTGCATCAGTCATTACTGTGTAACCTACTTCTTTAGGTTGTTGAGGTGCTTGAGGAGCCAATCCTTTTGGTATTTCTCTTACTGTTTCACCAGTAACAATATCAACTAATAAGATTTTATTTCCAGCATCAACTTCTCTTGTTGCTCGTGCTTTTGCTTCTGTAGGAGCCTCATAAACAACATCACCAGTATCAACATCAACAACTCTATTACCAACAGTTGTTGTTTTTCTTTCTTTTTGTTTTGGCATCGCTGCTTCAACTAATTTTGGTACTGCTGCTTCACCATAAGCACGATACAAAGCTTGTTGTTCTGCTGGCAATTTAGCAATAGCAGCTTCTCGTGCTGCTTGTTGTTCTTTAGCACGTTGCATCTCTGCAATCTTTTGAGCTTGCATATAGTCTTGCGTAGCCGTGTCATATACACCTTGTGCGCCTTGCATACCAGCTTGTGCAGCACCAGCTAAGATACGACCTAGACCTAAGTTTTGATTCTTAGGCATTGCAAGGTAGCCTACTAACGCATTAGCTAATCCTGTACCAATAGAACGCTTCTGCAAGTCCTGTGTAGCCTGTGAACCTAGCAAGCCTTCCATGTATGATGGTGGAGTAGTACCTAAGCCACCGAGTAAATCTAATAATCCGTTTGCCATAATATTATCCTACCAATAGTGATACAGGTTGACGTTGATATTGTCGTTGTTTCTCAAGTTCTGCAAGTAAGCCTTCTACACCGCCTTGACCAAGACCACCTTGTGGCGCACGACCTTGTGTAACGCTACCTGATGGTGCAGATCTTACAGGTGTTGGTTGGTATTGATTAGCAATCTTAGCAGCACCAGAAAGGTTATCAATTGTTGCATATTGTTTTAACTGATCCAATATACTTGGATTTGTAGCCATATTTGCAATTGTATCAGCACCAAAACCAGCTCCAATACTTGATGCAGTTGGTATTGCAGCAGCTTCAGCAGCGCCTAAAAATGGTGAAACTCCACTTGCTGTATATCCAAAAAATGGAGATGATGCAGCTAAAGCACCTTCCGTTGTTGCCAAAGTGGGAGCGATTGCCGTAGGAGCAAGACTTGCAGCAGTACCAGCAGTTGTAGCAGCGCTACCTGCACCTAAAGCACCAGCGCCTGTACCGAGTGCAGCACCCATTAAAGCAGTCTTAAATGGGTTATTGCCTGTAACAGCACCACCTAAAGCACCGACACCTGCACCGATTAAAATTGGAGCTAATGGCAATCCCATATTAGTATCCTTTCATTCTGCCAACAACGTAGCATAATGGCTCTAGGACTGCACGATAGATACGACCTAATGTGTCACGCTTGCCGTTACGCATTTCTTTGTAAACGTCTGCTGTGCGATGTTTAGCAATATGCTCAAGCGTACGTTTAACAATACGATTGAGGAAGCCTTCTTTCTTAGCAAAAGCAACTAATGGTAAGAATAGTGTGTGATAGCCTTTTTCCACAGTCTTAGCGTTAGGCATACGAGCTGATTGTGCAATCCATACACGGTTACGGAATGAACCGATACCATAGGACTCGTTCATCATAGTACAAACGATCTTGCCACCACTTGTAGTTGATTGCGTTACAGAGCCTTGTGGTGCGCCATACACAGAACCCAAGTAAGTAGATAGCTTGCTGTAAGGTAGATTTTGCTCAAAGTTGAACTTGTTGATGTCAGCGTTAAGCGCTTGTTGTTGGTAGCCCTCTTGTGCTTGACCGACCTTCATCAATTGATTGATGTCTGTGTAATCAGCATTAGCTAATTGTGGAGCGCCCATCGCAGCAGCTTCTTGTCTTGCACGTTCGTTCGCATAGTTTGTATATGACAATTCACCAGCCTTGTTAGCTAGTGTATTAGCAAGTGTTGTCGCTGCACGATTCTGTAAGTCAGCAGATACGCCTGAGCCATAACGACCAGCCATTGATGCGCCACCTTGTGCTTGCTTGATAGCATCATTGTATGTCTGAGTAGCACCTTGAGCTGCGCCAGCCATCGCTTGATTAAAGAATGGATTGTTAGCTAAGTAACGACCGCTAATCACGTCTTGCTGTTGTTGTTGTGCTGCAGGCAACAAAGGACTGCCAGCCATTGCACGATTCTGTGCAGCTTGTAGTGATGACTGAGTAGCCTGTGAAGGACTAATGTAAGTCTGTCCTTGATAGTATTGTGGTGTCTGTGATTGATATAGATTTTGTGCTTCATTCAGACCATAACTAATATATGGCTTGAGCATAGGGTCGATCCCAGTTTGGGACGTTTGTGTTTGACCGCCACCACCACCGCCCTCAAGCGTCATGCGTTTACCTACTGGTGAAAATGCCTTTGATGGCAACATATCTAGATGATTGTATCTCATAAAAACTCCTGCGCTTCACAGCGTTTTGTTAAACTGTCAGTTCCCAAACCTTTGGCTTGAATCCTAATACTCTTGCTGATTTTTCCCATCCACGTCTAACAGATGAGAATGTTAATTTATTACAGCCACCTCTTTTAGCAATTTCTTTGGCATGCTCAAGTCCGTCTAGTACGTCTTGGTGGTTGCTTGAATACGCTGCCCATATATGCATCTCTTTACCGCTTGGCTGTAACACCATAAAACCTTTACCTACTAACCAAAGCATTGCACGCTGTTCAAAGCAATCGCAATATATGTCCTCTGGTAGCCATTCAGGATGACCTTTAGCCCTTACAGCCTCTAGTCCAATCCTTACTTCATTCCATACACTTCTTAATTCGTTGGGTGGTATGTACTTCAGCATCAACCGACCACGATGTAATCAAAAATCTTATTAGGAACATCATTAGCAAAATGCTTAATAACTGCACTTCCTTTACTCTTAGATAAAACATACATCCCACTATATCCAATACCAATGCCATCGCTAGAAATATAACTTATAGTTGCGACAACTGATGCAGTAGAAGGTTTAGTTGGCGAGCTAGAAACAGGATATTCTTCAATCTTTACGTTGGTGTTTGATGCACTCCAAACAAGCTCAATGTAATCGCCAGCATTTAATAATAAAAAGAAGTTCCAACCAAAAATACTATGAAATGGATCTGCAGGATTTTTTCTTGCAGGAAGTCCTAATACTCCTGTAGATCCTGTTATATCAACGCCATTTTTTCTTAACCAAACATACGCATCTTGCGGTGCAACATCAATGTTACTAAATTGACCAGACCATTGAAAGTTATACATCCCAGAATTTCTTACATAAATCCGAGATGATGGTGATCCTAAATAACAGCCATATTCTTCATCTGTTGTATTAAATGTTATAGGGTATGCTGTTGTTGTACTTGCTACTGTTTGTGTTGTTGTATCTTGAAAAGCGCCATAAGCTGAAGAACCTTGAGTTGCAGCATCAACATTTTGTGGTTGCCATAAGATTACACTGTCATAACCAATACGCTCATCATAGATTGTAGTTGTTGTAGCATTACCAGTTGCTAATGTGAATGAACCAGTATTGTTAGTCTTACCATTCATAATGTTGTTGACTACCTCTGATATTTCACGAGGAGTAGCACCAGAATAATTAAGATTACGAAACATTAACGATTTCCTTGTGGAGCAAAATCTACGTCAATACTAATAGCACTTGTCCAGTCACCTGTAGGGGTTACTTTGATACGATGATAACGACCATAAGAACGTAACGATGCACGACCTTCAGATGTAGTTACGACTGGAGTAGAATAAGTAATCGTATCATTTAATTCTCTACGAGAAGCTATTGATACATTAGCACTTCCATTATCTATTTGTGGTCTTGCTAATGTTACCACAGAATTGTAACCTTGTTCAATATCAGAAGTAATTAAACTTGCCGTTGAATTTGCGCCAGTAAATGTAACAATCTTGCCACCTCTAGTTCCAGCAAATAAGAAGTTACCACCAGCCCATAGTCCACTATCAAGAGATGTTGTTAATGAGTCTAGCGTACCAAACGCATCAAGAGCTTCAAGTGTATAGCCAGACGATGCAGCACTTACAATATGATCTGCATCTGTGTATGCTTGTGACCAGCGTTGTAATTGATAGTTATAAATTAATAATGAACGACCCTGTGAGATATTAGGATAGTTCCATACAACAAGTTTACGCACAGGATCAATTGCTGATGTAATAGTTTCAGCTTTATTTAAGTCAATGTTATCGTAAAAGTAACGATCTACTTTCTCATTACCAATTGCAGTAATTGTTTGACCATCACATGAATAGAATCCATCATCTGATAGGAAGTATGACATTTGACCATACTGTGTTACAGAGTTACCATATTTACAACCTAAGTTGCGAGAGATAGTATCAAACTGGAAGAAGAACGGACTGCCAATGTATGACATACGAACGATAGAACGCTCTAGGAATACAATGCCAAACTCACCACCCGTAATTCCTGTAATGTTACCGCCATCAGGAATTAACTGATAATCAGATTGTGATGCTGCGCCACTTGTCCAGTTAGTTTCATCTGCAATATTAGACCATTGAACTTTATTAGGATTTACTTCTGCATCAAGATTGGCAGCTACAACAAAATCACGAATAACTGTTAAATATTTAGCAATAGGAGCAGCTGCAGCTAAATCAGCAAAAACTGTAGATGTACCAACATTCCATACTTGAATTTTATCAGCATTGTTAGCTGCTAAGAATGAATCACCAAACTGTACAAAATCCCATGAATTTGTATTATATCCACCAACTTTAGATACATCATTAAGATTTAACGTAGCTGAGTCAAATTTATATAGCTTAGTTGTACTGCCAGCAAATAATTGTGTATCTGTACTAAACTTACCTGTACCTACATTAAGCAATGTTTCAGATGCAGCATTGGAATAATCTACAGAAAGAGGAAATGGAGCGTAACCCATAGCAATAGGTACTACATTAGTAGCATCCGTCATAGATTGCGCTACAGAAGGTTGATCAGGTAGCCATTCGTTAAATGTAACTCTTACAGTTGCCATTAATTAGTTTCCCATTAAGTTAGCAGGAGTAGGTGTATTAGGATCGTTAGCCCATGTAATGTTAGCCATAATAGTTGCTACTTCATTTACATTAGTACACGCTTGGATAGCTGTATAAGTAGCAGATGCTGTTGCACGAATAGATGCTCGCCATGTAGCCCATTGGGGAAGCATAGCAATACCCGTTTCAAACGCTCTAGCCGCCATATAATCTGTTGGGAATAGTATGGTATAGGCAGTCTGATTTAATTGAGCTACAGCATCTTGCTGAACTTGTTTCAGCTCTTTTGGCGCACCTGTGTAAGTCAATGTAGCTTTGTCTAGTGTTTCACCTGTCCAGTAGTAAACAGGGTTATACGGCTGATTAGTCGCAATGACTTCCTCTAGCCCTAAAGCTGCTTTCTGTTCTGGTGTAGATTGATTGAGCCACACGTTTGGGTATGTGATGCCGTCAATAACAAACTGTTGACCTTCGTTGATATATTTACCATCTAGTGTTGAATAAAACATAATTTTTCCTTATCGAGCATTACTTGAAGCGAAAGGTGATTCAGCGAATGCCATGTAGACGATTGTATTTCCAGAACCATTGTGGTCTGCAAAAGTATTTCTTAATTTAAATCCATTTGACAAAGCATCAACAACTGCATTGCCACCAGCTTCTGCATTTGCTAAATTTGCATATAAAATATTTGGCATTACATTATATGTATTTCTTGATGTATCATACATAATCCAATTATTTGCAACACTTGTATTCTTTAACATAATAAATTTAGGTCTAAATCCAAGATATACAAACGGGCCATCTGCACTACCATTACCTGTGTAACTACCAAACTTGCTAAAGCCAGCAATTTCAGCGAAGCAGTAGGCAACGTAAGTTCCACCACTAATGTTTGTATCATTTGCTGAACCTACAGAGAATACAGAACTTGTTGGGGCTGTATTATTAAAAAATACAGAATTAGTATTTGGCGCATTTGTAAGATTTAAAGAAATTGCTTTAGTTGCTCCAAGAGATGTATGATAAGTTGCCCAGTCTGAACCTGCAGTTACCGCTGTATTTCTCTTTTTAAAAATAATCATTGCTGGCGCAATACCTAAACCATGACCTACGGTTGCATTAGCCCCTGTACCCGTATAAGTCACAATACTAAACCCTGCTGTAGCATTTACAGATACAGTAGAAGTGATAGAGCCGTTAGTGTTAGATGATGTTGTGCCTTGTCCTGCTTGCCATTGCCAGCCAACGTATGTTCTAGGACTTACGTTATAACTATCAGCAACGACAGAAGCACCAAGTGTAAATCCATTTGAGTTAAAAGATAGCAAACCATCTGTGTAAGTTGTTTCAGCGTTTGTAGCATTAGAGAATAATGCTTTACCAGCACCACGAACAGAATCATCAAGTGCATTGAAACTTGCCGCACTACGAGATTTTACCCATACCAAATCTGGTTTGAATCCTGCCGCATTAGTAATGACATTGGTAGATGAATTCCCCGTATACAGCGTTGCATCCATATACTTATTACCCCGCTTAATAGTAGCTACAGGGAGATTAGCCGTACATAGTGCTTTGAAGCCTGATGGTGGAGTGTAGGTAAATGAACGTTGACCAAAGTTAATATGTGCGGCTTGGGTTGAGTTACCTGTAGTGATTGAGAAACGCCAGCCATTCGTCATCGCTGGCAAAGTAATCACACCCTGACTTACATTATTTTTATAATAAGTAATTGTGCCACCATCTATATCAAGCGCAACGCCAATTACATCATTATTGGTAAAGGTAGCACCATAAGCGGTAGCGACACCATTTATATATTTTTGCCCACTATTTCCATAATAAGCTACACCAGTGGAAAATATAGAAAGTTGATAGCCATCCATTGGAACAATACCAACACCTAAAGCATTTACAGTATTTGAAATGTAAGTAACTTCTGCATAGAATTTACCTGATGACATTGAAACCGTTGATGTTATTGGTGCGGCTAATGTAGATGCATATAAATTGCCTGCCGTGAGTGTAGAAGTGCCTTTATCCAATGGATTTAATACAGCATAGTTACTACTTGGCTGTGTACCACTTGCACCACCATTCCCACTAGGCACGTCATACATCCAGCAATCACTTACACCAGCACTACGAGTGAAGTTAGTCAATGTCCAGTTGTTACCATTACCACTTGAATCAGCACCTAGTGTTGTCGTAGAAGTGCCATTAGAGAATGGTAGATAGAAGCCATTAGTGCCGTATGTACCTGTGTATTTCTTGGCTACCCATTGACCTGATGTAGCGTCTGTAGTGCCGAATGAGGATGGGGTGAGTTGTTGTGCATCTATAAAATTTGTTTCTGCTAAATAACCATCAAAATAATATTGTGTCGCACCTAAACTGCTAATCCAATGAGCCTGATTATTATTAAGGTATGTATTTGTATTTTGCGTATATGTTGTTGTTGAAAATGAAGTCACTTGAACCCCATTCACATACACTTTGACACCATTCGTGTAAGATGCTTGCGTTGTATCGATAGCAACTACAATGTGATACCAAGCAGATGGGTCACGAAATACTTGTGTGGTTGTTATGTTTAAAACAACTGTTGCAGCAATAACCGAATAAATTTGTAAAGTATCAGCAGGGGGAATGCTAATATTCGTTTGGTCGGTTCCTGTACCAGCCTGAAATAATTGTTGTTGCGTGCCTAATTGTCCACGCTTTACCCAAGCACTCCAAGTCCAAGTTTTACGATTACCAGCGCTTGCAGGAGTCCTACTCAAATACTGACTGCTTGCACTTTGAAAGCGCAGGGAGTTAGCAATCTGATAGTTGCCACCACCAATAGCATTTTCGTTGGCTAGAATCATGCCATTGCTCCACCAGTAGTTACATATACGTTAGTACCATCTGTGAAATAACTTACGAGATATGTACCTGCTGAGCTTACTGTAGCTAAGAATGAGCTATTAACTTTAGTCGTTGCTGCTGCTGTTACAGCAAATCCACTTGTATTGACTAATAGTATATAACCTGATTGACCTGCTGTAATGTTAGTGAATGTAAGCGTTGCTGTGCCTGCTAGTGTACATTTAAAGTTATTAGTGACAGCCATGTCAAATGAACCATCGTTATCGGTTGTAACTGTGCCACGTTGACTTGTCGTAAAAGTTTGTAAAGCATTAGTAAAGGCGGTAGTTGCACTATAGGCTTGTACATTTGTACCAATTGCTAAACCAAGATTAGTTCTGGCAGTTGCAGCATTAGCTAGATCAGATAGGTTATTAGCACGATAAGCATAAGTTGTATCAGCACCAGTTCCACTTACGCCAAGATTAGTTCTTGCACCAGCAGCAGTAATTGACCCTGTACCTCCAGCACCTACAGCTACAGCATCTGCATCTGTTGTATAGTAAGTAGGATTAGCAGATTGTAAGTCTTTTAACTGAGCCATCATCTCACGCATGGCATTATTAACATCGGAAGGCAACATTCCCTCTGCTAGGTTAATCCCATCAATATCCGTATTACTTGCAGGAGTTGAACTCCATTCACTTACTTTTACTTTTGCCATGATTTAACCTTTTCTATACCAAGTATTTGTGCCTGATGCAACTTCTGTCCATGTGTTTGTGTTTACTGCAACGTCACTCCAAGTGTTAGGATTGACTACAACATTTGCCCAAGTGTTACCAAGACTTCCTACTATGACACTTGCGGTGCAAGTTATTGCGCCATTTGCAGAATAATTAGCATTTGCGTAACAATTTACTGTAGATAACGCACTTATTGAGCCAAATCCACTATAGATAGCGTTAGAACTTGCAGAAACGCTTGCTAACGCATTTATCTGTGCAGAGCTTAGTCTTTGCCTTACCGCACTTGCGTTTACGCTTGCTGTAGCAATTATGGAAGCTGAAGTTGTCCTGATCGCATTAGCGTTACATGAAACATCTGCATAGGCATTTATACTAGCAGTTGCAAGAAGTATCTTGGTCGCTAGTGAAGCAAATGGTGTTTCAGCAAATGAACTAAAGCCAAACATTAAGCATCCACAGCGTCAGCGAACTCGGTTGTCTTTAGCTTCTCATACACTGCTTTACGAGTAGCATCTTGAATATAGTCTTCACCAGCAAATGTTAAGTTATTCCATGCTATAGGATTAAGGTTCTCATCTCGCACTTCTTTGCTTACATAACCATTGATAACTACTTCAAGTGATTTGTTTTTGAAATCTTCGCTAATAGAATATATATTCCAATAGTTTGCATCAATGCCGAATACTGTGTTTACTGCTTTTAATAGTGCCATTATCCTACTCTCCAATCTGAACCATCGTGAAATAAAGGAACTGTAAACGGGCCATTTATTCCTGTGTCTGAATAAACCTCACCAAATAGAGGATATGAACTTGTTGAGTAAT